GGTGAAGTAGCACTTACACTTGTAACCTTCGCATCAAATGTTGTCCAATCGGCAGAATCCAAGTACCCTGGTTGTGATGCATTGGCAACGGGGATTGATACTGTGTTTACCGACCTTGATAAAGGTGCTGAGAAAGTAAGTACATTCTCTTTCCCATCAAAAGTCAACCAATCAACATTGCTCAACTTACCCGTATTGCTTCCACTCGCAACCGGTAGGTTGAAGGTATGAGTATCGGTTAAGGATTGGATATTGAAATCTGTTCCACTTGTACCCGTTGCGAAATATTGTGTATTCGCAGTTAGTCCATTAAGTGAGGCAACACCACCTGCAAAAGTTGTAATAACTTGGCAAAGGTTGTTATCTTCAGTATGTAAAGTGATTGTCCTTGCACCTGAATTGTTTACAATATAAATCCTTATAGCAAGTCTGTCTGTTGTTGCAATTGATGTACTTGGAACTGCAATGGATGATACATAAAGGTCATTTGTAGTGCCTCCGGTAATTGATTCAGGAGAACTTACCGATGATGCTATTAATGTAAACGTTGAACCATTGTATTTTAATAATTCAATATAAAACCCTTCACTACCTCCGTTTGAACTTGAACTAAAATAAGTTTCAAAGTTCCATGCACCCCCTGGGATTTGTACCCTATTCGGGTCGTTTATATCAGTCAGGAATTGAGCAATCAATCCATTTCCGGTAAGGGTAAAATTAGTTCCTACACCGATAATAGCGTTCATGCTTAGTTGCTTATATCCTGCAACACTTGCACTTATGCTTCCGTTCAAGTAATAATTTACTGATGAACCACCTCCTGCAAAACTTGGCAAAGTTGCCAACTGACCATCTCCACGAACATATTGAGCAGATGTACCTGCACCCGTTACCGCTATCGTTCCATTGCTCGTTAGAGGCGAATTAGCGACCGAAAATGCAGAAGGCATACTTAGACCAACTGAGGTCAACCCGGTGTCTATATCTGACCAAGAAGCAGTTACAGTGCCACCATCTTGCTGATTAAGCGTTAATGTCTTGGTACTTGTCCCCGTTACTGATGCTGAGTTTATCTTGTCGTTATATGCAGAATCCCAATTCGCTTGGGATGCAGTTGTAGGTATTGAGTAACCATTCGCCAAAGCAAGTGCTAAAGTTCCTGCGGAAGTAATCGGATTTCCCGAAATAGTCAAACCTGTTGGAACAGTCATATTAACCGAGGTAACTGTTCCCGTATATTGGTCCGCACTTGATATTGTAAAGTTTGGATAAGTACCGCTTATTGTAGTTGTACCGCCTCCAGTTAGTGATACTACTTGGTCAGGTGCAGTATTTACAACATTGATAGCACCGCTTGAAGTAATCGGTCCACCGCTTACAGATATTCCCGTTCCTGCGGTTAGATTTACCGAGGTAACAGTTCCATCAAACTCATCATTTGTAGTGATGGTAAAGTTGGGGTAAGTACCCGTAATTACTGCCGTTCCTGCCCCAGTCAAACTAACAACTTGGTCAGGTAAAGTATTGGTAATCGTTAAAACTCCTGCACCCGTTATAGGTCCACCCGTTACGCTTATCCCAGTACTTCCACTTGCATCTACCGAGTAGACTGTTCCTGCCCCTGCATCTACCCAAACTGTATCATAATTGGTATTGGATGCCTTGCTTAATACTTGACCCGTTGTTCCACCTGCTGCTACACCTGCTCCTGCCGGACCTTGTGGTCCAGTTCCACCCGATGCCTCTACCTCTATAATTTGGTCAGTTACTGAAACTAAAACGGGTTGGTCTATGATGTTAACATTTACCTCATCCCCTACTGCCGTTACAACAACAGTTTGCTCAATAGCGTTTACATCAATTGACATTTTCTTATGGTTTTGTTACATCATCATAAACAATAAAATCACCTTGCAAGTAAGTCTTTACAACTCCACCGCTGAATGCGACATTCATGTCCCACACATAATTACCTTTGGCAATATTAATCAACTTGCTAACTGTTACTTGGTTATTCCCTGCACCTCCAATCGTAATCCCATTACCATTGGTTAAAGTCAATGCCAAAGTACCTCCACAACCTTTGCGGATTTGGATAGTTATTGTTGAACCGGATAGGTTTACGGGTGTAGAATTTATTGTTATGGTGAATGCCTGACCCCAAGTGTCATTTCTCCACATTTGGATATCAAGCGTACCGGGTCTAAAATCTGATGCCATTTCTTTTCTTTTAAATAGATTTATTGAGGATATGTGTAGTCCGTTGGAACTTCACACCTATTCTGTAAATATGATAAATCAAGAGCAATGGTTGCACTTACTCCTGCCAAATACTCGGGAGTATCTTCTGTGAAAAAGTCAAGCGTTACCGCATCTTGCAAAACAAAATCGTAGTTATTATAATGCAGTTGAGCAATGATATCTTGTGCAGTAAGCAGTTGGTCAGACAATACCTCTTGCTCGTTTGATTGTTCAGGAAGTACCCTATCGCAAAAAAACAAGGTAAAGTTTAAGGTTGATGTCTTTCCATTGATAGATGCACCCGTTAAATCAAAGAATAAAGCAGGGTAGGTATTATCTGCACCCCTACTTAAAAAATCAAAAGCGTTACCGTAGTAAGTTGTTTTGATTTGTTGGTGTGCATTTCCCAAGTCCTCTATTGTCTTTATTGTTTGGTTTAGGGTCATCCTTTTTTATTTTTTCAAGATAGACTTTTAGTTTCTCTTGGTTCTTTTTTGAATATGTCTTATTCGCCACAGCAACGGTTTACGTTTCCTTGATATTTTTCTTCAAAAGTCTTGTACCTTTCGCAGTCATAATCCCCTAACCAAATGGTAGTAGTGTATGCATCATTGTCGGGAACGATTGTATCAACTCCAGTGCCTGGGTTAATGTACTCAGGGAACTTAGCACTCGCTTGGGATTCTTGCTTCAGGTATTTAATTAACCTTTGCTTGTAAAACTCTGCCCTCGCAGAATACCTATTCGCTACATCTGCCAAATCTGATGCACTCGGTTCTGTCTGATTATCCCCCGTTTTCCTTACTACTCCTTTGTTATAGAACTGGTATGATAATGCCATTGGCAGTTCACTCATAACGTAGTAAACCAAACAAGGTGTTATGTAGGTATTCAGCAACGTTTCCTCATCGCAGTTTAAATCACCGCACTCAATACCATCTTGCAATCTTTCATACAATGCAGTTCCAAGTGCAGGTAAAATGTAGGCATCTTGGGCATACAATATGTCAGGAAATACCAGTTTCGGGTCTACGTTTACATGAAGTCCCGTTCTATCTTTTATTGTGTCTACCGAAATAAACAATATGTTTCTGCTCATCTTATTTCTTTTTTACTACTACGTTTCTTCTCCACTCATGCCTACAACTTGGCGAATCTCCCCACCATCCACCGCCTCTGTCAAATACGGAATAACCAAGTCTTGCACTCAGCATCTCAATTCCTTTCCTTGTCCAAAGTTTGTCAACCTCCATTAACTTCCTACAAAACTGCCTTGAAGGGTGCAATTTACTATCTCTTTGAGTTGATGGTACAATTGGTTTCCATTCATAAGAGTATCTAACCTCAAAGGTTGTAACCTCCATGTCATCAACCAACTTGCTCAAAGGTTTTGTAAGTTTCCTTTCCTCTATCTTTGGGTCATAATTAATTGCACCTGATTCAACCAAGTAACTCAATCTCCCTTGCACTACATCACGACTTTTTTTTACCGCACCTGCAATGTCATCAATGCTTATTTTAGGGTCTTTATCTATTAAGGCAAGGATTTGTTTATCCAATGCTCTATCTATCAAGGAATCGTCTGCAAATGCATCTCTCGCACTAAATACTGCCTTTGATGCAAGTATCTTGTAATCTGATTTAGGTTCGCCACATTCCCTGAACATTCCTATAACTGTGTCCTCATCCAATGCCGAAAATTGAAAGTCATCCGTTGAAGGGTCATCATCTATTCCGAGCATTGTGTTTATCTCATCATCCTTCATACCAAGACCTGCCTTTAACATAGTGGTTGCAATCTCTTTGGTAATCTTACCTTGGGAGAACTGCCTGATAACTCGCATCAATTGTTGGTATTGTCTACCGCTAAGATTTTTCAAGTTATCGTTTACCTCTGCTTGTACTTGGTCAATCGTTGGTTGATTTGTTATATTCGGTTGGTATTTAGTTAAGTCAATACCTGCCTTTTCCAATAACCACTCTTTCGGTGCAATCTGCAAAAGTGCTGCCTCGCTTAACTCAAACCCAATAGGTTCTACTGGTATAATTGTTATTTCAGAAGTCGCACCCTTTAATCTTGCCAATTCATTAAATACGGATTCAATAAACTGTTGCTTGTCATTTACATAGGTGTTCTTGAATATCTCATAAGAATCACGCATCTGTGTACGACTTCCCAACTGCCCAGGTTCTGCAATTCCAAAAAGACTTGGTGATGTAATTTGATGCCCTGCGAAAAGGTTATTCTGAATAATCAAATCAACCCTTGTGAAGTCCTCCTTTGTAATATCGGATGCACCTAAGTCCTCAATGATAGGTTTCCTTGCAGGGTCAGTTGTAAAGGAAAGAATAAATTTCTTACCATCTGAACCACTAAACCTATCTGTAAACCTCCTTTCAATGTTACGCTTCTCATCGGGAGAAGGTTCACCATTGGGAAGGGTAATAAGTTTGGATGCACTGAATCCGGTTTGGGCATTCCCCAAAACGTGTCTGCTGACTTCAATATCTGATTCAATATAGTTCAACGCACCCATATAACCCGGCAAAGCATAAGTGTCTAAACCGGGTCTATATTCTTTTACATAAAGTATCTGCTTACCTTGTCTGACTTGGGTATTAAATGCCATCATCGGTACTGCCTCATCCTTCCTTTCTGCCCAATCTTTCTTATACCAAAACTGAGTATTGTCAGCATTTGACCTGATTTTAGTATAGTCAATGTGCAATACATCAACCAACTTTCCTCCGGTCATTGACCAAATTACCTCAAGATAAGCACCGCCAAAGATTTCAATATCAATAGAAACCTTCCTTGTCAAATCGTTTAAAGATTCAAACTGGTTAGGTTGAGCAATGAACTGCTCTGCTACCGGGTCTGCTTCATCTGCCTTCCACCCGTTTCCGATAATGTAATTAACCTTACCTTTTACTATTGCGTTATGCTTGGCAGACTTATTGTAAAGGGATAGTAAATAACTTGGATAGTCATTCTTTTCACCGAACTCAATATATCCCTTACCCCTCTTTTCTCTATACTCGGGTTGCCTTGCCTCTTGGAAATTTAATATTACTAAATCATTCATCTTGTTATGTATGTATTGTCAACCTCATGTTGAGTGTACTCAAAAGTAGTTGATGGTGACAGTTTCATTATTCCCTCCTCAAGCAACCCAGTTGCTTTGGTATAGTCTACATTATAAGCACTTGATTGCTCATAAACATAGTATAAATACTCCCCAGTCATTCCCAAACTGAAATACTTAGGTACTTTGATGCTGAACTTATTGTATCTATCCTTATAAACAGATACATCCGCAGCGTTAAGCAAAACAAATGCTACCTCATCCCTTGTGGTTCTATTCACAAAACGGAAAAGATAGTTAGGAGTAGTCAATGTCTGCTTCTCCGTTAGTGTTAAATAAATGAACTCGGTTGCCCCTTGTGTCAATTGTATCATCAATACTAAATAGATAATCCCTTGACTTTTACCCAAAAAGAAAGGCAACCGCTATGGGTTGCCCTACTCATTCTAAACCTTATGTCCTATGTTACGCAGTCAGACCTGCTATAATTGAACTTGATACCTCAGGTGCAAGTGCAGGTTCATTGCCAGTAAAGGTCAATGTATAACCATTCCTATCTCCGAAGGCAGTACCAGTAGCACCATTGCCACCAGTCAAATCAGCACCATTTACCTTGCCAAGCAACCAATACTTGTCGTTGCCATCCTGAACTACTGCCAAGAGGTTATTCTTAGCAAGAAGCAAAATCTCATTGCGAGTATTCGCTTGAAGTTTGTTAAGGATGATTGACAATTCTTGGGCATAGAATACTGTACCATTTTCAACGGATGCAGTAATGTTCTCGGTCAAAGATGAAGTCTGCTTAACAAGTTGGTACTTGTAAAACACTTTACCTGCACTCTTGGTGATTGCCGAAACAACACCGGATGCTTCTGTTATTGCGGTTACATCACCGAAAGGAATAAACCAAACGGCTTTGATTCCGCCTATTGATTCCTTGCAATCTAATGTATAACCTTGAGTTAATGCACACGGCATAGTATTATAATTTAAGATAAGGCAAGGGATGGAAACCCACCCCTCACCTTATAGTTATTTAAACGAAGAACTTAACAATCTCATCAGGGAAAGCAAAGTTGATTCCCATTTTGAATTCTGCTACAAACCTAACTTGGTCTGCTTCCTTAGCGTAGAAGATTTCAAATTTTTCTTCTTCGTTCAGAAGGTCAGTTCCGATAAAGAAGTTAGAAATCCTTGCAGCAACAATCTTACCGCTACCATTCAAACCTTGAACTGCGATAACCTTAACGTTTGTACCTGGGAGGTAGAACTCAGCATTCGCCTTACCATCGTACTGATAGTGATAAAGGTTAGAAGATTTCAGTTTTACAGTGTAAGTCCTGAAAGTATCCATACCGCAGAAGATTGCGATATCATCTTTGTCAACAACTTGGGCAGGGATTGCTTTGTAGATATCATCAAAAATGCTAACTACGTTTGCATCGGTGATAGCAGTTTCTACAACTCCGTGAAGTGCTACGCTATTGGCATTTACTACTGATGCACCTGCGGCAGTAATCAAGGTAGTGATACCATTGAACTTGTTAAGGTTAACATCTACGCTTGTGGTATCACCTCTCCAAAGAGTGTTCTCCAATTGGTTAGCGATTTTCTCTGCCTTGCGGTTAGAATATTCCTCAGAATAAACCATTGAATCATACATTGAACCGGCAGGGAGTGCTTTCTGCAAATACTTTGCTTCCAGGTCCTTCAAGCATAATGCTTCGTTAACTTTGATTTTACCAACGGTTACAGTCCTCTGAGTGAAAGAAGTTGTACCTGATGCGTTGAATCCACAAGATGAACCATCTTGAAAGATAGCATCTGTGTCCATGATGTTGATGGTTTCGGCAGATTTTACACCGACCATAACGTTACCTCTGTCTTTGATAAGGGATGCAGTCTTGCTTCCGAGTACGGAAGATGCTACAAGCAAACTTTCGTTCTGCTCTGTATATGCTGCCAATGTTCCTACTGAAAATGCCATTTTATTTTATTTTATTTGTTTGAGAATTAATTACTTAATTGATTTTGCGAATGCGAGGAAACGACCGATTTTGTCATCCTTGCTTTCAACGTGAACGTTAAACTTGTCCTTTGGTTGCTCGGTTGCGTTTGCAGATGGAGTGTTCAAGATTTGAACCAAAACATCAGAAATGTCGCTGATGCCTTTGCTGAACTTCAACTCTTGTGAGGCAAGTTTGGCATCGTATGCCATCTTAATTTCATCAAGTTGCTTCTGCATTTCTTCAATCTTCTTCTTCATCATATCTTCCTCAACTGGCATAACCACTTCAACCTCAACTTCAGGTTGTTCCATTTCTGGAACTTTAACTTCAAGGATAGTAGCGTTTTCATCAAGAACGATGATAGAACCATCAATGAGTTCATGCTCTCCGGCAGGTGCAGGTGTTTCAACTCCTGCTTCATCTACAAGAGATACTTTACCGCCTACTTCCAACTTATCAATCATTACTTTAGCACCGCTTTTCAAAGAATATTCTGCAAAAGACTGGGTAGGTTCTACCGATGCCATCGGGAGTTCACCTGCTTCTGCGAACATTTGCTTAATCTTGTTTATTGCTTCTAAAGTTGTCATAAATACTTTTGGTAATAAATAGTCCTGATTTCCGTATGTACCATATAGGGCATTTTTAGCCGATTTGGGCGAGTACACCTAATACGTTCTCCCATAGTTGCTCTATGCGTTTATCTCCCGTTTTTCGGTAGTTAAATTGCCCCTCAACGCTGAATCCTCTAACCTTGCCATCCTTAACCATTTGCCAAACCTCATCGTTATCAACTTTAAACGAACCAAACCAAGACCCATCAGGTACATCCTCAAAACCTTTCATTGCCTTTATTCCCCGTTTGTCATCCTTAATCCAAGATTCAAACATGGTCAATCCTTCAGTCAAATTACCCTGCTCATGCATAAGATTCACGTTTGACTGGTAACCCTTCTTGAAAAACCTCTGTGCTATCTTTTTTATCGTTTCTTTGGTAAAGACCACATAATACTCCCCATTGTCATCATTGCGATAGATAGGGGTATCTGCCAACATCAAAGGACCGGAGATGATACGTTCTTCCTCGCTTTGGATTGCAAAGTTTTGCCTTTCTATTTGCTTAATCTTAGATTCTGCCCAACTCAAAGCAGTTTTACCTCCCCATGCATCGTACATCAACTTTCCACATCCATCTCCATAACCTTTGGAGTTCTCCAAGTCTACTGCGTGTCTTGATAAATAAGAGTACATTCTTTTGATAGTTTCAACGCTGATAGGTTCACCCTTTGCCAACTGGTTTGCTCTTTGTTTACCTACATCAGTACCGCAAGAACCCCATCCGTTTTCTTCTGCCCATTTTAAAGCCGCTTTTGCGTTATTTTTAACCGATTCGGGATAATCATTGAAGGATTCCTCTGCAAAGTGTTCAGTCCATATAGAGTTACAAATGGCAACTGCTTGTTCTGTTTCCTTGCCTTCATTGATGACATACTCAATGCACCTCGGTAAAAACTTGTCTTTACCTTCCCCTACTATCGGGTCAATAAACTTGTCATCCTTAAACATAAGGAAAGACCTTTCAATGGCAGGTCTGTCAACTAAACTGACCACATCAACCTCAACATCATCTTCAAGGTCGCTTGTTATCTCTAAATTGTAAATCGGTAATTTAACTTCCATAATCTTAATTTTATCCAAGCCTTGCTGCTCGGTTGATTCTTATTATTTTTTCTTGTTGGTTAGTGATATCTGATTCAACAACGTATGCTCTACCCGCAGCAGAACCCATTTGATTGATTGATGCTTGGTTTAATTGAGTAAGTTGTGCTTGTGGTGCTGATGGTGCAAGTGGTGCTGAACCACCAACTCCACCTAAACTTGGTGCTGAACCTGCACTGCCACCTGCACCCAATTGACTTAAAGCATTCCTTGTTGCCAATATAGATGATGCAACACCTAAAGCACCGCTGATTGTGTTTATAGTTACCCAGGGTTGACCAAGTGCTATTGGATTTGCTGCGACTGCTTTTGCATTTGCAACTTTGGTATTAATTATGATTTTGCCAATACCTGCTGCATTTTCTGCTATTATTGCTGCTGCTTGTATTGCTTTATTATTTCCTGCAACTTGTTTAAGAACTCCCGATAATTGAAGTACCAAGTCTATCTCTGCCATTTGTATAGCGACTTTGGCATCTAATACTTTTTGGTCATCTTCAATTTTCTTCTTGTTTAGTTCTTGCATGAATGCAAACTCCGCTTCAGATTCATCATATCTCTGTTGTGCCAAGTCAACTCTCCAATCAAATAACTCCTGCTCTTTACGCTTCTGCTCTGAAATAAGGAATTCTTGAAGTTCTATTTCTGCATCAGTAGACGCTTTTAAATCATTTACGAATTGTACAAAGTCGTTATATTGTTGCTCTTTTCTTGCTTTCCTGTCTGCATCATCTTGCTTTTTCTTATCTTCCCTTTCTTTTTTATCTTTTTCTTTTTGTTCTTTTTTCTTTTGATTTTGACTTGTTTGGAAATTTAATTCAGCTACTTCAATGTCATTCTGCTGCTTCTTTAAATCTCTTTCTTGTTGTATTTGGTCCTCAATGGTTGTTGCTCTTGATTCTTTATTAAATCTTTCCTGAGATTTAATTTTGAGGTTTGCATATTGTTGCTCAATGTCAAATAATTCTTTTTCAGTTGCACCCTTATTTTTTGCTTTTGCAATATCTAATTGCTTTTGCCTTTCAAGAAATGCGACTTCTGCATCAAACGCAACCTTTGCTCCTTTGTTTGCAGATTCATTTAAATCATCTTGTGCCTTCTTTGCTCTTTCTGCTGCTGACTGGTAATTCTGAAAAGCAGAAACTAATTCACCAACTGCAACTACAAGCAATCCTATTCCAGTTGCAGCAATAGCACCTTTAAGAACTTTGAAAGATGTTGAAGTAGTTTCTACCGCAAACCCTAAAGTTTTCATTACAGTACCAGTCAAAGCAGTTACTGTATTGTTTATCTTTTGGAATGCAGTTGTACTTTGAATAACTGCACCTAATTGCTTAAACGAATCAACACTTTCACCTACTGCTTGGATTCCCTGAGAGAATGCCATTGCAGATTGTACCTTCAAGAGTGTTTGTTCTACCTCTTTGCTCTCTGCACCAAATAATCCAATCGCACCTTGAACTGCTGCAAACCCACCTGCAACTCCTGACAATGATGCCGTTAATGCCTTAAACTTTGCATCCGGATTAAATGCATCCGTTAATGCTTTAGCATCTCCGATTCTATCCTTTAATTCTGCTGCCTTCTTTGCTGCATTGATTGCCTCCTTTGAGGTTGCACCGAACTTGTCAGATAAAGCAGTTACTTCTGCTTGTGCTTCCCGAAGTTGTTGCTTTAAACTTCCTACCGACTTTCCTACATCCGAGGCATCAACTTTGACCTTGACACCAACTATTTCTTCTGCCATCTAAATATAATTTAATTCAATTACTTTAAGTAGTTCTACTTTGGTAGTGTTAAAGTCCATTGGGTTATAATCCAAGACCTTATTCAATCTCCAAAGTGAACCATCAATATAAATCAGTTTACTAAAATCAAGGTTATAAATGTCAACCTCATTCAACTTTACCGAGCAGGTAAGTAACTTACTATCCTTGTCAGTTATCTCTGCAATATATTCGGACCAGTACCCATTGAATAGGTTTGCTGCCGTATATGATGAAGCTGAGAAAAACAACTCCCTCGGTGAACCCCATGAGATATCCTCTTGTGGATTCTTAGGGTCGTCAACATGACCTGCATACCCGTAAGCAGTATAATTTGCCAAAGTTGTTGCCCCGTTCTTTATTGCCCAACTTGTTACGCTTGTTATCTTCTTTGCAAGTAAAATCCTAATTACGGAATCCATCTTATCCTCCGCAGCATTGGCATTAGACTTTTTGTAAATGGTAGAATATATCTTATCCGTTCCCGTTAATTGTGTTAATACTGTACCTGCAAAAATTAACTCGGTTGTATCTGATTCCTTTACAAACTCATTCTCACTATCATAGATAAAATCACCATAACCCTCATTGTACTTCTTGCGATAGTTCTCAGCATAAAAGTCATTGTCTTGCTTGTACTTGTAATCATAATACCTTGCAGTAAACTCAGACATCGGTTTTATCCTTATAACACTGCCTCGGTCTACCTTATCAGTCCAATCAATCTTTGTACCATCATAAAAATCAATGAATGGTTTTATGATAAGTTTCTTCTCAACCAACTTGTCCTCATAGACATAAAGGTTGAACATTTTAACAATGGATGCGAAGAAGTCTTTTTGGAAGATGCCTTTCGGGATAGTATTGTTTATGACAATAGATTCCCCGTAATTAATTTGTACCTCTGTTGGGTTATTGGATGTGATAATAAAAGGACCGCTTGATATATCAACGCTTCCAAGATTTGCAACCATATCAACAGTCAGAAAATCGTTTTGATTTAGGGTTATGCTTGGAACGCTGAGTGTCGTATTAAATGCGTAATTATCCCCTGGCAAAGTGTAAGTAACGATGTTTAGAATCGTTGCAGTATTTAATCTTAACTGCAAAGTAAAATCACTTGTTGGTGAAATTGTGTTGATTGTACCTGCTATCTGCAAAGTAATTGAACCAACCAAAGGAGTTGCAGAATTGTAAGTAAACACCGAGTTAGTTACATTTGCAGTAAAATTTCCAAGAGTTGTTACTGTAAACCTTATTGCATCTCCAGTTGTATAGTTTCTCGTTTCTACATTTGCATAAAATGCATTTGATGTACTTTTTGTTATTTCCTTTTGGTTATGAGGAATGACCAACCTATTCATCAAGGAAGTAGATAATAAAGGAAAGTCATAGGTGTAACCTGACCCATCAAGAATCTTGGTCAAGTATTGCTTTACATAAAGTGCAGGTCTGAAAGCATCAAAGGAGAAATCAACCTTATTGGTAGATTCGTTCCCATAATCAATCAAAGGAAAGTAAACCCCACTTCCGCTAATATTATCCCAACTATTTGCGATGTTCGTATAAGTCCAAGCAGTATCAGCAATGCCAAAGTCTATATCTTCTAACTTGTTATTTCCAAGTGCAGTTATAAACCCACCAAGTTCTCCGAAAACTGCAACCTCATACTCTATACTCTTTCCATCAATTATGATTTCAAGCAGTCGCAATACACCTTTAAAGATTTGGATTTTATCTACCAAGATGATACAAGGAACTGACTTGGTAGCGTTGAAGTTGTAACCCACATTGGGTTCTGCTGGGTTATATGTATTGGATAACCCGAATTCAAATATGTTACCGAATAACTTATTATTATTATCATTTCCAGGCAGTACTATTGTTTTACTGAATGAAGTATTACGGGTTGCGAAGTCTTGTATCTCATCAATGGCATAGGTAAACTCCGCAGATATGTTCTTCGTTAAATCAAGTTTATTTTCATCAATGTATATCTCTGTCCTCATCGGAATTGACTATATTTTTTGTTCGCAATCTGCACATCAAGTTCAAGATTGAACATCTTGTCTGCTATCCTTTTCTTTTCCTCCCAGTTGCTTGTCATTGTAACAATCGGGTAGTAATAACCACCTTGCTCAAAGTAAACCTCGGGTGATTGTATCAATTCTGCCAACCAGTTATAATCAGTAACATTTAAATAATTACTTCGCAGTTTGTAGGATGTTGTATGCTCAACAACGTACTTGGTAGCACCCGGGTTGATTCGGTTGTAAACATCATAAGTACGCATATCAGTATAAGTTGAATTGTACCGATATTTATTCCCCTCATATTGCTTTGATTCTGTCTGCCTTGATTCCTTATTGACCAACCTAAAATGCATTGTATCGTAACCTCCTAACTGATTCAGGAAGTGCAATGCTATCGGTGTGTAGTTAGGATTGCAAACAAGTTTCACCTTAACCTCCGGTCCGAATGAAGTACCATTATGCAACTTGATTCCGTATGCATAGGTACTTGATGGGATGACAGTTGACCCGTACCAATCATTTATGGCAGTCGGTGAGATATCCAATAGACTAAAAGTTTCTTGTGGGTCTGTTCCAGTAGTTACCGCACTTCCACTTGCACTGCCATTCTCATTGTACAACTGAACCGAAGGATAAACATTTGTCGTTACGCCTGAAGCGTTCATGTACCCGATATGCAACTTATCCGTAAAAGCACATTCAATATTGCTTGTGTCCCTATTGGTCAACCACTTGTTAATGTAGTTCTTGAAGTAGGTTGGAGATTGTGCAGGGTTGTAAAAGTCAGGATAGTAGAAGTTGAATGCTACATAGGTTTGCTCAACCAAATTGGTGTAAGTAGTCCCTCCGTATTCTTCCCCGTATTTAATGGTATATTCCTTGTAAATGCTATCGTTTGAACCGCTAAAAAGGGTAGTAGCAGTATTGGGTATAAAATAAGACTGAGCATAATTCCGCATAATATTACCTGCGTTGAAGATTCCCTTTGTGCTTGACACATCAGGGAACTGCTTAATCCTTGCTATCAGTGTAGCATCTACATAGACATCAAAGACATACTTAAAGTTTGATGATGCCTTATTGGTTGAATCCACCACGAACCAAAGGTCATCATGGAGTGATGCGTATTGTTCGGGTATTGAATTTATCGTTATTGCCATAAAATTACTTGTTCTCTTTATTAATTAGCGAATTCGCTTGATTTATGTACACCCGTATATCTGCCCCTAATGCCTTTGCCATTTTATCGTAAAACTGCTGATTGAAGACTTCATCAATAGCATTGTCAAAGAACCCAGTTTTGGGTAATCCTCTTTGCTTTATCTTCCTTGCTATTAGATATGCCGTAGTCCTTCCGGTGTTTAATTGTGCAACCGATTTGCGTTTCCTTTGTAGACTTGATATTGTAGTTCTTGGAGTTTCCTTTTTAGATAACAGTGCATTCCGCTTTACCCATTTTTGGATGGCATTTACCATCGGTCCATTCATCTTAGGGTAGGCAGACTTAAAAGTATATGGTGAGTTAGGCTGACCTGATATAAAACCTTTTACACCTTTATTGACAAATTTAAAATAATTAGCAGCATCAGAACTCTTGGGATAACCTACATCAATTGAGTAACTTGAACCATCTTTCAGCAATGAACCTTCTCGGATATCATCACTAAGAGTTCCAGTGTCTACCTTATCTGCTTTCTGAATATTCTCCTGAACCTTTAAAATAAACTTAGCAGCGTATCTAAGTATAGTCTTTTCTATGAATGGAAGTTTACCAAGACTTTGATAATCTTCATTACTTGCTGCTGCTGATGCTATTGCCACATCATCTATAAGTACATCAACATCAACCTTTGCCATATTGTTTCTTTATCAGTTCGTTATCATGTTCCATCTTCGCTTTCAAGTAGGCAAGGTCATTCAGGAAGTTTATTGTAGGTAGGTCAAATGCTTGGTTAAGTGTGATGCCTTCAAACTCGGCAACCAGTTTGGTTTGATAAATCCATCCATAATGTTGCATAAAGCCTCCCATCCCTTCTCTGCCTCCTCCATCGTTATCTTCTCCACCATCATCTGCTTGACCAAATAATCCTTTGAATTCTTTATCCAAAGTCTGTAAACTTGATAAAAAAAAACCACCGAACCGAGTACGTTTACAATGGGTGCTTCAAGGATGTCTTGTGCGTATTCAGAATGCTTACTCGCATCGTATTTGTCATCCTTCCAACCGAACCAAGTCTTTTTCTGAGGTATGACCATACAAGCAAATATCTTGTGTAGGTTTCCCATAACATCAGAACTGAAGTGCTTGGATTCAATATACCTCGCAGCAGGGATATTCCTAACATCATAGATGCACTTATAAACCCTCCCGTTTACCTTTACAAAGTCTACTGCTTGTGGTTGGATTTCAGTATGTACAAATGAGATAGATTCAAGCAAAGGACCAAGTTCTTTAACTGGTAAAGAATCAATCTGATGCTCAGTAAGGTTCTTTAAAATAGATGCAACCTTAACCGATAAGTCAAGGTCAGTCATGTCCTTAGCATTAGCATAAAGGTCATTAATCTGTTGATACTGAAATACTGTTACATCCGACCAATTCATATTACTAAATAGTTTAAATGTGGTTTAGTGTATAATCTATCTACTCCCGAACAAGGTTATGAGGGAAGTTGGTCAGAACAGAAGTTGCCCCCTACCCCCAATAGGAAACAACTACTGACCATCTACTCCGTCACATAGGTAATCGGGTTAGTCGGCTGAAAAGGGAAAAAGTTACATCCTTCTTTTCATTTAACAGATTTAAACTCCTTGAATTCAGAACTTTGAGAGGTAGTGGTCTACTTGCATAATCAAGTATGGGCAAAAAAGAACCCACACTGGATGCAACAGTATGGGTCTAATCGTAGCAGGTTTGCTAAAATCAAACCCGAATTATATTGCATCTATCATTCGGATTGACTATGCAAAAATACTAAATATTTTAGAATACCAAAGATTTTAGCAAATATTTTTTAAAAAAGTAGTTTCCCCCCGACTTCCCCCCGGTTTTCCCCTATGCGAAAGAGTACCTGCCACTCCCCACATTCTTCTGAAGGTGTTGCCATGCAAGGGACAGACTTACGCATAACTCCATTTATAACCATAAGCAGTTGGTTTCAAACCTCTTGCACATCTAACAATGGATTGGTATTTAATATTCATTTTTGATGCAATACTTCTAATGCCAATATGCTTTGCTATGAAATTTCCATCTAAATCCATCTGTATTATTGCTTTTGATGTATTGTGATTTTCCCCAGTCCTCCCCTTCCAATACCGTATTGGAGTGCAAAGGTTGTTATCCCATGCGTGCCTTGTGTTTTCTTTTGCCGTTACCCATTCAAGATTTTCTAACCTATTGTCATTTTTTATACCATTCTTATGGTTAATATATGGTTTATTCTGTGGGTTTGGTATGTATTGAATCGCCAATAATCTGTGCAACTTATAGCATTTTTGACCTATGCAAGATATTACATAACCCTCTTTTGATTGATATCCTTTCAGATACTTTCCAGTCTTGTCATTAAAAACTAATCCTTCCTTTGTAATTGAATAACCATCAATTCCTTTAATTTGTTCCATAAAAAATTAAACCCCTCATAAATATAATGGTGGTAGTCATTATAAATACTTGGGGAATAAAATATTTTCAATTGTTGCTACCACACAACAATGCAAATATACATATTTTACGCAAAATAATAGCGACCTTTTTGCCCATGTGTCTGATAATGTTTCCATGCGAGAGCAAGAGATACGCAGCAGTCATCATGGAATCCCTGGGGTGCTGAATACTTTACCCCATAAGATGTGTACTGGTACTCAAAGATTTCCAACTCATCCACGATAGGACCGGAAGGGTAGGTTATTTTTCTTTGGTGTATGGCAGATGCTAACCCCTCCATCAGCATCTGCTTTGAGGTAGAACTAAACTTATATCCTTGCACATCTAACCCCTCCCGTTGCATATCCTCAAAGATTGGGTCGCCCACCCCCGTAGAATCCATCAGGATAGGTGCTTTTGGTAAATTAATGATATACTCCTTTGTTTGCCTCCAATCCCTTTGGAAG